ACATGGTGAAAAAACGGAAAAGGACCTCAAGGAAGCGGCGAAATGGTACCGCAAAGCAGCTGAACAAGGTAACGTGGATGCGCAATTCTACCTTGGGATGATGTACGAACATGGCGAAGGTGTTCCAGAAGACTTCAAGGAAGCGGTGAAATGGTTTCGAAAAGCTGCCGAACAAGGACATGTAGGAGCGCAATACAATCTTGGGCAAATGTTTCGCATTGGCAAAGGAGTGCAGCAAGACGACAAAGAATCAGTAAAGTGGCACCATAAAGCTGCTGAGCAAGGAAACGCAGCCTCACAACTCAACCTTGGGAATATGTACGCCAAAGGTATTGGAGTATCGAAGGACAACAGAGAAGCCGTGAAGTGGTACCGCAAATCGGCGGAGCTAGGAGGAGCAGAAGCCCAATACAAGCTCGGAATGATGTACTTCAAAGGTGATAGTGTGGAGCGGGATTTAAAGGAAGTGAGGAAGTGGATGCTCAAAGCTGCCGAACAGGGGAATTCAAGTGCGAAACACTTCCTAAAAGAGCTATCCGCTATTGATGCCGACGACTAAACCCCTTTCAAGTCTTTAATCGCCTGAGCGATCTTCACCGCCCCCCACCTCTGCCTTGACCGACCATGGCGCGGGCGTAGGGGGGACGCACTTATTGAGCAGCTATAAAATTCTCTGAAATTTACAGTATGCAAGCTCAAGGGCGTTGGCATAGGCTGTGGGCATGAAGCAGATTCTGGTGATGATGGCAGTAGTGTTGGTGGGGTGTGGGGATGGAGGAAAGCAGGCAGCAGCAGAGGCCAAAGCCGCAGCAGAAGCCAAAGAGCAGGCCGCAATTGTTGAGGAGTCGGTTCGACAATTCCTCAAGAAGCCTGAAGGCAAACTCACCGAGGCGGATTTGGCAAAAGTCATTTTCCTTGAATTGGCTAACACCAAAATCACCGACGCGGGCCTCAAGAGCGGGGCCAAGTTGCAGAACCTTACCAGCCTTGAATTGCACCGCACCCAAATCACCGACGCGGGCCTCAAGGAGGTGGCTAAGCTGGAGAAGCTCGAAACGCTTCTCTTGGATGCCACCAAAATCACCGACGCGGGCCTCAAGGAGGTGGCCAAGTTGCAGAAGCTCGAATGGCTTTACTTGGCCGGCACCAAAATCACCGACGCGGGTCTAAAAGACGTGGCCAAGTTGCAGAAGCTCGAACGGCTTTACTTGCAAGACACCCAAGTCACCAAAGCGGGCGTGGCTGAATTAAAAAAGGCTTTGCCGAATTGCGAAATCGTCGGCCCCTAATCAATCACGCCACTTCAATCCCCCTTCAAGTCCTTAATAGCCTGCGCGATCTTCACGACTGTCCAGATCAACGTCGCCAACAGCAGCATCACTTGCAGCACGTCGGTCATGCCATCGATCCATGTGGTGGCCGCGATCCTAATCCTTTTCTCAATCATTACAGCCCGAGAGCAGCAGAGTGGGCTTACGACATTTTAGAATCCGAGAAATAAAAAAGGCCGGACGAGTTTCCCCCGAGCAGATTCAGACTCGCCATTCGGGTTCGGGGCGGTAGCGTGGGGGCATGGATGATGATTCATGGTGGCAAAGCTGGAAGAAGTCAGGGTTTGACCTCGACCACTTCAGAAAAACATTACCCATATGGGCTGTTCTACTATTGGTAGTTATCGCTAACCTGCTTTTCTGGTTTATATTCCTCAGAGGCACCCCGATGGAAGAGTGGTAGCGATTTTTGATTTTGAGGTCTAAAAAAGGCCGGACGAGTTTCCCCGCCCGACCTATTTTGTGTCCCCGCACCTAGCGTAGCCTACTAGGCGGTTATTTTGCAGAACGCTGCACCGTGGCGAACTCCCACGTCGACCAAACGGGCCGCATGGACGCGAATCATGCCCGTCAGCGCGAGACTGTACGGATCGGCCACGATATCCACGCCGCTGCCGAACTCCGCAAGAACGACCTGCGACCAGTCACCAAAGACGGTGTGATCTGCGGTCATCTGCGTGGTGGCAACAGCTGGGTAGCCGTTGATTCGGTTGTCCTGCCATACGAATTGGGCCGTATTGCTGGCCTTCTCCGTGCCCTTCAGAGTAGCCATCACCGCTGGGGTGGTGACATAGGCTAAAGAGCCGGCAAGTGCGTGCGTCGACATTACGTCGGCCTCGGCATCAATAACATTTTGCCAATTTTGGCCACCCGTCTGACCATGAAGGCCGGAGGCATCGAGCACGCCGCTGGGTTGATTTGTTCCGCCGCCGTCAATCGCTACGGCGTCAAAGGCAAGGTTGAGCTGGTAAACCAGATCATCCCGCACCATCGACTCCACATCGAATGAGCTTTGTGCGAGCAGCTGCTTGGATAGTTCCGAGTAAGCTGCCACGCGCTTGGGCGAAAGGCTGATTGAACCGATGGTCATTGTGGATTCGCTGAGTGCGCTGCCACTGTCCGTTTCATCAGTCCAGTACGCCGTTTGAGTTCCCGCTTTAGGAATGGTGACGTTTGAGCTGAGGCCAGTTAGCAAACGAGCGCCAAGCTGCGCGACGATCGGTTGGGCTTTGAGAGCTTCGATCATCTCGGGCTTAACGGTGGCCACGAGCTTATCGCCCGTGTCGCCAGCGGTTGCAGTTAGGTCACGCTTGAGAACGTCGTTCGGCGCGTAGAAACCCTGCGCGGGTTTCCCAAAACGCTTTTCTAATTCGCGGTGAGCTTCGAGTTCAATGCCGTCGAGCCGATTGTCGGCGGCAGCCAATATGGCACGAGACAGTGAATACTGACCGCGCTCATTGTTAGACATCCCGATCTCTTCGTCGCCTTGAGCGGATTCGAGGGGCTGGGATGCTTGTCGCTCCATGAGGAAGGTCTTAAAATCGTCCAAGCTTTTGCCTTCAGAGATGTAGCGAACGGCTTCTGCCTCCGCACCGAAGCGATCACCGAGACTCGCAATTTCACTTGCGGTCTTATCCGGGCGCACCTCGATCCTAACCTCTGGGGTTGGCTCTTGGATTCTTTCAAGGGGTTGTTCCTCACGGGCTGTTTCTTCAACAGGTTTCTCCATGAGTTTGTCCTTGGGTTGTGGCGTGGAGTTGGATTCGAGATACGCACGGCCCACGCCTACGTTCATATCTGCTGGGATGGAGACCATGCTGATCTCCAGTGGCATCCAGTTGGTCGCACGCAGGGTTTCCAGCCCCTCTGTTGCTTCTTCGCGGATGAAATGCCCGACTTGATACCCGACGCTTACCAAGCTTCGGATACCTTCGCGGACATCTGTAAAAATCTCATCGGCCAACGCTGAACGGCTGAACCGGACAATGGCGCGCCCCTTCTTCTCGTCCTCATCAATCCAGGCACGTTCGACCACGCCGATCTGCTGGCTGCGGTCATGCTCCAAAAGCAAAGGAGCGGCGTTATTGATTCGCTGAAGATCAACCGAGTCGGGTTCGTGATCTAGAACCTCGCTGCCAAAAGACCGCTCGACCGGCGTTTCGCTGCTGAAACTCAGCTCGACGGTTCGGGTTTCTGGATCAATTTGGCTTTCGGCCTCAATCCGGCAGTTGCGATACAGAAGTTCGGCTTCCATTTCCAACTAGCAGGAGTTCGGGTTTTGTGGCCCAATTTGCTCACCATGAAAGAGATCGATCCCAAAAGCCTGATCATCGGCGTGCTGGCCACTGCTCTGGTGTTTGCTTGCACTGACTCAAACAACAACCAAAAGGCCGGTGGTGTGCCGTCGTTGGTGACTGAAGCTCATGCAGCTACGAGCAAGGATGACAGAGGCAAGTGGGATAAAGAGCAAGAGTGGGAGGTAACTACCTCAGAAGAGCTAGTTGAACAGGGGAAGTTGACGAAGTTAAAGGAGTCGGGTAGTTACCGACTTGAAGGCGGGTGGGAACCATTTGCAAACTCCATGAGCGTCACCTTTTTTCGCCGCCGCATAAAATAATCACTCCACATCCATCTCACTCGACCGATCCGCGTCCAACGCCACGCCTTTGGATTCTGCGAGCTGATTGTCCTGCGCGATCTCCTCAATGGTTTTCTCGAAGTCGCCGCCGGCTTCACTGACGATTGAGCGGCGAGACTTTAGGCCGTTCTCGATGGCAAGGATATTGGCCTGCGTGTCTTTGAGTGGATCAACCCAAGCCCATCGGCGCGGACGCCACTCGACGGTTTCAAACTTGGTTTGCTTGGTCGCCGGCAGCTGTAAGGCATCACTCAAGAGCGCGTAGGTCAGCCACTCGCGGAAAAGCGGGTCAAGGACATGCTCGATGAACCAGCCTTGTGTCGCTTTCCATGCTTCGCGTTCTTCGAGAAGGCCGGCGCGGATGCTCGAGTAATTGACGCCCTCCAAATCATTGGCCAGCGAGTTGTAGCTGACTCCCAAGCCGGCGGAGATTGAGCGCAGGCAATTTTTGACGAACTCCCCGAACTGCGCGTTTGGATGGTCAGGGTTGAAGGTTTTCACATCAACGCCGACCGGCAGTTCCTCAAATTCTCCCGGACTCGCGGTCATAATGGTGTGGCCCGTGGCCTCGTCCTCTTCACCTTGATAACCCTCGCCTGTTTCCGACTTTACAAAGAAACCCATCTTGGCGGCACCAATTCTCGCCGCCGTAACTTCGGCCTCCATGTAACCGTGAAGCATCGAAAGCCGCATCATTGAAGAGGCGAGCCACGGGACACCAAGAACTTGGTGCGGACGCTCCGTCTGCGTAATCAGCATGATCTCATCCGCTGGGATTCGTTCACGGCGCGTTGGCCGATCCATTCCGAACTCGTCCCCTTCGTGCCCATTCAAAATCCAATACGCTTGGGGCCGTTCCCATTTGTCGCGCTCGACTCCCATGCGAATGAGGTTGCCGTTCTGCAACTTCTGGTTGTGATCCACATCAAGGTGGTCAATCTCCAAGACTTGAATCGCAAAGCGGTAGGGATTGTCGAAGTTGCGGACAAGGCGCAGCAGCACCGCGCCGTCGCGGGCTACTGAGCGAAGAGTCAGCCGCTGAACATCAAGCAAGCTTTGTGTGCCGGCCACTGTGCAGTTCTCGGGCCTGCTCCAATCAGCCCACGCCTGCTCAATCTTCCGGTTGGCAACGTCATCGAGGTTTCCATTCAGGTCGCGGGACTTTGCTTGGAAGCCGATACCGTTTGCCCCAAGCACGTTGTTGCTCAATAAACCAAAGAACCGGCGGACATAATCGTTGTCGCGCTCAAGCTGGCGGCTTCGTGCCCGCAAGACTTTGATGTCATTACGAACCTCCTTGTTTGCGCTGGTCGTTGAGGTTGTCCAATCCGAAGTGAGGCGACCAATCTTCGCGGCGTTGTATGACCGAGCCGATTGACCGAAGCCCAAGGCTCTTGCGATGTTGCGTAGAAATTTCATTCGAACCTTGTCTGGATAATCCGCCCCGTGCCTTTACCCAGCTTTAGCCGCTCGGTCGCTTGCTCCTGTTGGTACCACTGCAAATATTTGGAGCGGAAGGCCAACAGCTTTTCGTGGGGGATGCGCTTGATGGCCACGCCTTCGATGGTGCTTTCCTCGATCTCCTTGGTCGCGCGGTTCTCCAGCACAGCCTCGATGGCATCGAGCGTCTTTTTGACATGGGTGCGGCCATCATAACTTGAGCCGGCGGCGGTCAGATCAACCAAGATTTCGACACGACTTGAGTAGACGGTGTGCCGGTCGGTGCCTTTTTCCACGTAACCTTGCACGTCATAGATGCCGGCGGAATATGCCGAAGTTGCCGACGGCGCCAGTGAGATCAGATGTTCGTCACTCGAGGCCGACGAGGTAATATCAATTGTGCCGGCGGTACCTCGAAAGGAGTATTTCAGTGTCCAGCCTTCGCTTGCCTTGTAGCAATCGAGGCTCCTTTTCCACTTCACGGTATCGCCGGCACGGAAAGTCTCGGGTTCTTTGCTCGCGATATCCGTGGCCATTGTAAAAAGCACGGTAATTCGGGTTTGCGTGCCTGCTGCTGGGGTTTTAGATTCGGGGCATGAAATACCTACTGCCGTTGTTCCTCATCAGCTTTTGTGGATTTGCCGCCGAGCCGCCCGTCGTCAAAAGCAAAGCCGCGAAGGAATTGCTCAAGCATCCTGAGTTCAAGAAGGCACTGGAAGCTGCCCCCGAGTTGGGCAAACTGCTGAGTGCGCTGGACAAGGATGCTTTTATGGGCGCCAGAGCGCTCAAGCCCTTGGGCAAGCAGCTTCGCTGGACGGCAAGCAGATTGACCGTGTACCAGAACAAGCCCCAGTCTTTGGTACGGAGGGTCTTTGGCGAGCCGGACAAGATTCAAGGCGACTGGCTGGGTTACATAGACATGAATATCACTAACGCCAAGGGCGAAAAATACAGCACAGTCTGGTTTGGCTTTGCCGATGGCGTTGTACAGCAGGTAAGATTTCTGCAGCCTGAGAAAGCGGAACTTGTCAAGAAAAGGCAACACGCACCAGCCCCTGCAAAGAAACTAACTTTAACCGGCGTGATAAGCTGGGATACCGATCACGCCACGATCGAAGCCCAGAAGACGATCAAGTTGCCTCGATGGAACGCGCTGGATTATGATTGGGATAAAATCCAAGAACAGATCGCAATATTGTATGACGGCTGGACTTTGGAGAAGTGGAAATCTGTTTTCGGAAAGCCCGATGAGTTTAAACTGGAGAAAGATGCTGCGGGTAAGGAATACTTTTGGATGATCCCCGTCTCAGGCCACCGCTTTTTGCACAACACCGTTACCGAGACTGTCTCCGGCGGTGTTTGGTATCATGTGGACAAAGCCACCTTTCGTATTGTGCGTACTCGTTCATGGCGTAATAATCCCTTTGATGACAAAACATGGGTGACTACCCCCTACGGCAAAAAGCTGGGGTACAAATAACTACCGCCACGAATTGACGAACCCGCCGCCTCGAGGCCGACGCTGGGGCTTTGGCTTCGCATCCTTGGGCGATGAAGGCACGGGGTTTGTCTCTTCGGGTTCCGGCTCTTCGACTTTTGCCATGTTCTCAGCCAACCGCTCGAAGTTGGGGTTGAGGATATCCAGCCCGGCAAGCGCGTAGACAAGGCAGTCCAAAGCTTCATTGCGCTCGCGTATCTTTTTCCAATAGCGGATCGGGAAACCATGTTGCATTCGAGTGCGGATTTCCTCGGCGGTCAGCTGGCGGAAATATTCTTCGTCAAAACCATAGCCATGTGGAAAGTGGATAAAGCGCGGGCCGGCTTCATCGAGACGCAGACGTGAAAAGATTGCGTCCTTGGCAGTGTCTGTGCCCACAAAGAAAACCGTGGTGCGGCCAATCTTGACCACTCGTTTAGTGGCCAAAGGCGCACCGCTTCGGGCTGAACCTTTCACAGCATAGACCCTCCTGGGCTGGCGTGGCTTGGTAAAGGAATAGACGTTGCGGCTGAGATACCCCGAGTCGAGGCAGGCACAGTTGATCCTCATCGTTTGTCCGGTCGCTGCTCTCCACTTCTTGTTCAGGAAATCATCCAGCGACTGCCAAATTTCGGTCTTCTCGGGATCTCCGTAGATCGTCCGGTGTTCGATGGCCCAACACTCTTCGGCAATTCCCCAGCCAAAGACTGTCACTTCGATGCGGTCTTTTTGGACATCCGCTCCGGCAGTGATTGCTAGCACGCCTTCGGGCAAATGCTTTTCGGGATATTCCTCACACCTCTTTATCATGTCCTCAGACTCGAGCCGCTCGCCGGCTTCCTGCCACGTTTCTGCAAGGAAGGTATTCGTCCAAACCATCAGCGCATGACGCCCACGGTTCTTGGCATCGAGGAAATTGTGAACGAACTCGTGCAGGTATGAATCGAACTGCTTCTTGCGTCCGATTATTCGGTAAAGCCCACTGAGCCAATAGCCTCGAGACTTTGCGCCGGGATTCTCAGCGCGCCACTCGCCTTTGCGAATTGCTTGCACTCGCTGCTGATCAGTCCAATGACATTTGCACTTGGAGCATTCATACGTCGCGGTTTCGGGTTTGTTCTCTTCCCACTTCACGTTGGCCCATTGCAGCGTTTGGTGTTCGCCGCATTCGGGACAAGGGACGCACCATTTGCGCTGATCGCTTTTTTCGTAAGCTGCCTCGATCCTGCTGGCTCCTTGGATCGTCGGCGTTGACGCCTTAATCAAAACCGCATCATGGAAGTTGGACGCGCGAGCATCGGCCAAAAGGCTTGGGTCGCCTTCGGCTCCTGCACTGACTTCGTAGGTATCGATCTCATCCTGCACGACCACGCGACAAGAGATTTGCCGCAGCGATGATGGAGAGTTCGAGCCGGCGATTACCAAGCTGCCGCCTGAGTATTCCTTGCTGAGAATGGTGTTGCCTGAGTCGCGAGTCCTCGGGTCTTTGACTTTATCAGCCAAGGCCGGCGTCTCGGCGATCATGGGGGCCAGCTTCTTGGTCGAAAATTTCCGAGATGTGTCCAGCGTTGGGTAAACGACGAGCTGCGGCGCCGGTTGGGCTTCGATGAAATAACCAATGACGTTCAGCAGCACCTCGGTCTTGCCCAGCTGCGCGCCCCAAATCAAGACAACCTCATTGCAGTTGCCTGTGACCATCTCCATCGGCTCGCGCTGGTAGGGCAACCGATCCGTTGAGAACTTACCCGCTTCTGGGCTTGTTCCTCTTGCGAGATACCGATTTTTGTTTGCCCACTCGGCCACCGTCATTTTTGGCGGCGGCTTTAGCAGTTGCAGGACTTTCTTGATCTCCGTCTTGAACTTCGTCCGGCCCGTCATCTTTTGGTTCCTCCTCGTAGGCCACGGGCTTGGAAAGATCGACCAGCGTTTGGGTCACTTCCTTCTCCAACTCCCCCTCGATGTCGTGCTGCTTCTCGAGATAGACAAGTCTTGGCGCAATCTTTGAAGGCAAAGCCAGGAGCTTTTGGCGCAAGGTCAGAACGATGTTTTCCCAAGCCTTGGTCACTGCGCTCGCGTCGAGACTTTCTTTCCGCTCTCGGGACAATCGCAGTTCCGCCAAATTTGCTTCGGCTCGGGTCTTCCGCAGCCGCTCCATCGCAAACTCGTCGGTTCCTCTGCTCTGCAACTCGCGGTAATATCGGAACATGCCTTGGATCGTTAACGTCAGCTGATACATCCCACGCACTGGCGGTGGAAAGTATCCTTGCTCGGCTAATTGCCGATGTCGCCGGTCTGATAATCCCGTTAACGTGCATAATCTCTGTGCCGTGATGGTTTGCGTTTCAGCCATCGTCGGAAATCTGGAGCGAGCCGGTCGGAGTTGCACCGCCTTCTCCCAGCTGGTGGCTGGACGCATCACTGCCAATGCTTGGCTCGCCTTTGTACATTGCTGCCCCTTGCTTCTGGATCTCGCTAAACGGCAAAATCGGAACCGTTAGTCGCTTCTTGGCCTCGGGGTTGAGGAAGTAAATGTAGCGAAGCTGGAATCCGGGAAGATTCGTCGCCCCGTGCTTCCTCCAAAAGTTCGCGTTTCCCGCTTTCCATTTCTCGGTGCCCACATTGAGCGTCAAGTCAGCGATGATCTCGCCGTCGGGCATTCGCATAATGGTTTTGTTGGGCTTGATGCTCGTGAGCACAAAGCCGGCGGCTCGGTAGATTGTGCCGTCGCCGCATTGCGTGGCATCCGAGTAACTGACAACCCATTCGATGTGCGGGTAATTCTTTTTGATGAGCCGAAGGCAAACGGCAATGGCTCGGCTCTCACCGTTGGGCGGTAGCCAATCGGCCAAGGCCATACGGTTCAATTCGAGAAAGCCGTTGAACTTGGTGTCCTTGACCAAGCCTTGAACCTTGCGTTTATCCATCGAGGGGCCGAACTGCAAAGCTCCTCCGCATTTGCCATCGAGGAAAACGCCGAAGTGCAGCTGGCTATTGGCGCAAACCTTCCCCGAGTAATGCAGGCTCTTGATGATCCGGCGTGCATCTCTCGAGCTGATCGGTTTGACCACAATGTCCTTGGCCCTACCCACTCGTATATGCCTCGCAGATTCTGGCTAAAGCGTTGCCGTTTTTGTTCTCATTGTCCGTCTCGCCAAAAGGGCCGGCGTCCTTGGCCGCTTGCAGCGCGTTCTCAATCTCGAAAGCTTGGGCGTCGGTCACCTTGAACGAGAAAGTTCTGATGTCCGGGCCGTCGCCGTCTGGCAGTTCGGGCAAATCCTCCTCGGCGGCTTGAAATTCTTTGACCAGTTGCTCGGCATCGAGTCCCGCCAAGTCCATCTCGAGGCCGGCGTCAGTAATGTCCCGCGCAAGCTCGAGCAAATCATCCTCGGCCATCGCGCTCATCTCGGCCAATGCGTTGTCAGCGACCATGTGCGCCCACTCATCGGCTTCGCTCTCAAAGTCTTGGAAATCAACGGGCACGCCTTCGAGGCCAAGCTGCATCGCCGCTTGGATTCGACCGTGGCCGCAAACCACAAAACCAGATCGTGTCGAAATTATTACCGGTGCTCGCCAGCCTCGGTGCTTAATGACTTTTGCGATCCACGCGACCTGCTCGGGTGAATGCAGGTTTGGGTTGCGGGGATTGGGCACGATTTCATGGATCGGGACGATCTTGTCGTGCGCGCAGTTGATACTTACGTCGGTAATTTCCATAAAATTTCACTCGGGTATTGAGACAGGACAGGTCGAAGCTGAAACGCGACCGGCAATATTGAGACTGCAAAAACCGATCGCAGCAAAGGTCACCTGAAACGTCGACAGGTGGGGGGAACCACAACGTAAGCCCCCGTTGTCTTGAGACAATGCGACGCCCTGTTGGCCACGTCTTGAGACCGCTACTTCTTGCGACATTCGCTTTGCCTTTCTGTATAGGTTGCGCCGCAGACAAAGGAGAAACGTTGGGTGAATGATTTGACGTAATCATTTACCTGACTGCGACTG